GATCAGAGTGTTCGAAGATCCAAGGAACTCGCACTCATATTCCTGTCTGAACTGTTCTTCAGACGTATTGCTGATCGTCTGTTCTTTCCATGCTTCGTCGCGGCCAGGAATCTGTGACCAGTGAACGTCGACACGAGCATAAGCATTTCTACCCTCTTCAGACTCTGTCCAAATGCGGTAAAACATGTTCATGCCGTTCGGTGTCGAGGTAACCAGAACCTTCGAACTTTGACCAGATGAAATCGTAGGATAAACAGAAGCAAAGAACTCGTCTTGAATATTGGTCGGAACGAACGCAAACTCGTCGAGATATACCATGTTTTGAGATGTACCACGAATAGCAGATGATGAGGTAGCTGATGCCAGGATTTCAGATCCGTTTTCGAGCTTAATGTTACCCTTATTCCATTCTGTAACACCCATCTGAAGCCACTTCGGAAGATGCTCGAACATCAGCTGAATACGTCCAAGGATTTCTCGTGCTTGCCTGTCTTTGTTGGCCAGAATAGCGATAGAATACTCTTCGTTGAATACGATCTTCCAAAGCAAGTAAGCGGCAACAGTGGTCGTCTTACCAACCTGACGAGGCATCTTACAGATAACGAATCGATTGGCTTCGAAGGCGAGGATCATTTCCTTCTGGAATTCCCAGAGTGGGAACATGATCAAACCTCTATCGATATTTACGATCTTACAATATGTTAAGATAAAGTAGATCGGATCCTCAGAGCACTTAATGTACTCTGCGACTTGCTCGGGAGTATACTCGACCTTTGTGTCTGCTCGCTTGAGCCTCGGATTACCGAGATAGTTTTCACTCGCCATCTTTGTGCTGCTTCAGGTATTTTTGTAACTCGGCAGTCGAACCAACAAACAGATTGTTTGTGACTTGCTGAGGAGAAGCCGAAGGATCATCTTCCATGATCTTCTTCTTTTTGGCCTGAAGATCAACTAAGTCTTTGCTTGCCGATACCATGGTATTCATCATTGTTGCCAAGACTTCGTATGCTCGAGGATGTTGACTTTGTTTAGCCACATCCATCAGATCAAAGAGCGCTTCTTGGCCCTTATTGATAACTTCCATCATGTTCTCACGCGCATACTCAAAGTCGGCTGAGACTTGCGTACTCATCTTCTTTTCGATCACAGTCGGTAAGTTATCGCCAGAGGCGATGTTTAAAAATTTATCAAGTTCATTGCTCATTAGATATTCTCAGTAATTGTATTGATAAAGCCATAGTCATCTGTACTTATAATTTCATCGTACGGAATGCTTGCGGCGACATTGCTAGTAGCTGTACCATTCGCTGTCAAGCCCGGACGAGCAGCCACAGTTACCGTGCTAGTGGTGTTAGTAGTGTTACCTGTCGTAACATCTTCTGGAAGTCTAAATGTTGTTTCTGCGAGTTTAATTAGTTTTGATTTCTTCGTAGGACCATATAACCAGCCCTTCATCGTAAAGCTAAGTGTCCAGATCAACGCTCTTCTCTGCTCGAAACTGCCTTCATATTGATCTTGTGAAGTGATGCTATTCAGAATGATAGGAATATCGCGCGCGCTGTCTATCTCGGGAACCAGATTCACACTCACAGTAAAATCAGGAGTAAAGTAAGGCACGATCTGTTCTACGATGCGTGTGCCATCCTCTGCATTCTTGACTAAGATGTTCATCTCAAACTGCATGTCATATGGAACAGGCATGTACTGATACTTGACTTCGTCGTCTGTACCTGCAGTGGCAGATTGTTTCGTCAGTTTGTTGAGAGTATTCAACTTACGAGTAGGATCATATTCTAAAGAAGTCATCTCGAATGAGATACGCGGTAAAACAATACCAACCTGATTATCCATCTGTGGATTTTGCTCGAGCCTTGCCAGAACCTTATCCTTCGGACCATATGTCAAAGGAATTTTGAGTGTCTGCCTGACTTCTTCATTGTTATCGAGACGATTGATATAGATGTCATTGAACACCGTACCAAACACGATAATATACTTTCTTAGGCTATCATGATTCCATGTTCTTCCAAACATTATACGTTACCTTCACTAAAAGGATCTACTTGTGTCCAGTCGAGGATACTATCTCCTTCGAGCTCGAACTCAGTATTGTCTTCGAATGGATCACCAGCTTGTGTTTCGAAACTATAACCGCTTTGAATAATAGGAGCACCATCTTGAGTGATAAGAATCATGCCATCTGAAGTCGTAATGTTGTACAAATCGAGGCTAAGACTGAGATCTCTTTCGATGTTATCAATAGCAGCAATTCCAGTGTTCAACTGCTCGCCGCTATATTCAAACATTTCACAGACAAGATCATACATCTGAATCGATCCCATCTGATAGAAGACAGGAGTCTTGTTGACATACTTGACATACATCAAGCGATCAGCCATCGGAAGATAGATAAGATCGCCTTCTTGAGGACGATCGATCATCTCGAGATTTCCAATCTCGTCCATAAAGTTACGAACAGAAACTGTAAATGTGACCTGATCTCTGATTTCAAGGCCGAATTTTGATAAGAACTGGCCGTCACCTTCATAGCTCTCATAGCTACGAATATACATGTCAATTAAATAGGAACCGTTGTACTGTGATAATGAATCTTCTTCATATACATCATCTTTTGCGATTAACGTGCGAGGACAATAGAATACGTCGTGACCATACATCTTAATAGACTCGAGAACCAGATTCTCGATTAAGACCTGCTCTTGGCTATTACTAAAGTTGTTGAAATAGAAGTTGGTCGACATGTATTATCCAATCATATCGAGAACCGGCAGAGAATAAGAAGAAATCATCTCGTCTTCGAGCTTTCTTCTTTCGGCTACGGCATCGTCGTAGATTTTCTCACCGTTAAATTGAACTCCTCCGGGTAGAGTCATGCCTGTAAACTTTGTAAGGTTTGAACCCCATTGTTCTTTGATCAGAGTCGTAGCATAGTTCTGAAGCCAACGATCGTTATAAGCATCTGTCCATGTTTCGGGATCGACTACTTCATAAGCTTCAACGAGCAAGAATTCTCCGACGGCGACCGTGTTCCAATCCATATCAACATGAAGTCGATCTTTATGACGAGAATAACGAATAGGCTGTTTACCGACAAGAAGTTCGTTCATGAGAGCAAGGTGTTCCATGACCATGTAGTATGGAACAAGTGACACGTTAGTCAGAGTATAGAGGTCGTTCAGCGCGATCTGATAGCGAATATTAAAGAGGTCGTCAGAGCGAATCGAAGGATCTCCCATCGAGAAGATGCTGACAGCGCCGATGATATTTTCTGGAAGAGTGATATACTTGTTTGTTACGTCAGTTGACGTGATAGCATGCTTGTAGTATACTCTTTCAGAACCATCAAAGTGATAGTCATACCAGTAACGAAGCGCTTCGTCAACACGATCATCGACTTGATCGTCGTCTACGTTGATTTCAATTACTGGCTTGCCTAACTTACGGAGACAGTATTCTTTGAACTCGGCTTTTGTAGTAGGAGTGGCCATGTAATCCCTCTTTTATTATATTTATTCTTAAGCTATTTATAAGCCGTATAAATACAACCAGTACAGTATGAGGACTTGAAATATTATGAATTTAGACTTGATGATCATAGATAACTTCTATATCAATCCCGACGCAGTCAGAGCCTTTGCTCTTACACAAGACTTTGGCGTCACAGGCAACTATCCAGGAAAACGAACACCTTCGTTCTTGACAGACGATGTCAAGGCATGTATTCAGCATTGGATGAATCCGATTGGAAAGATCACCAATTGGCACGAAGATTCGGGTTACACTGGAGCCTTTCAATACGCAACATCGATGGATAGAACGTGGATCCACTGTGATCACACGAGTATGTGGGCTGGTGTATGCTATCTCACTCCTGATGCACCGCATACCGCAGGCACCGGCCTGTTTCGACACAAAGAAACCGGAGAGTATCGAGCTCCAAAGAACGAGCACGAAGCATACGACTATACTAAATGGGACCGGGTCGACATCGTAGGTAACAAGTACAATCGACTAGTTCTCTATAGCGGCGATCTCTTCCATGCCAGCTTAGATTACTTTGGTAAAGATCTATATGATGGTCGTCTGTTTCAGACATTCTTCTTTGACACGGAGTATTCGCAATGAAAGTTTGTAAGGTAATATGGTCGACGAATCGTCTTGAGTATTTGATTCCTACACTCAAATCTCAGCGTGATATGTTAAACTTCGAGGGTTGTCAAGTTGAAGGCATCTTTATCGATGATATGCCAAAAGGTAGACATGACGGCACGATGTTCGAGCTAGCCAAGAATTTTGGCTTTACCGAGATCTTCTTACACCAGCAGAACATGGGTTTGCCATACGTATGGAATAGAACCTTCGAACTGTTGAGAGAACGTGATTATGATTACGTTTATCTTTCAGAAGATGACGTGACATTCAATCACCCGATTCGAATGCTCGACATGACTCAGATCTTACATGACTATCGTAACGTTTCTCAGGTGTGTTTGACACGACAGAAATGGTATGACTTTGAAGAGGAAACGCAGGCTTATGAAACAGACATTACGCTTGGAAAATACCGTGGCGAACTTTCTGAGGCATATTTTTGGAGTTTGGCAAGTGTTTTTCCTCGCACCATAGTAGATCTTCCTCATGCCGAATCAGTAGGCGAGAAGAACTTGAGCGAGTATGTTGTAGCGAAATCATTGCAGCAACTTGGTATGCAGACATGCAAATTGAAGACCGAAGAAGGCCATAACATCGTCAATCATATTGGAGAGTACAGCATCGGTAAGCGGGCTGAGCCAGGAGATCCTCGCTACGAAGACTTTGCAGCATACGATCCTGAAACGAAGTATAGCTCTCGACACGGAACTAAGTGGACTTAAGACTACAGTCGTCCCAGAAATTGATGAGTATACTCTTACGAGATCCACGTTTGACTTCGTTGATCCAATGGTAATATCTGCTTCCTTCGAAGTATAAGACTGCGCCTTCGAAAGGCTGAAAAGATTCATGAGTATATTTGAGTAACTCTTCCTTTAAACCTTCCGGAAGACTTTGTTCTTTTTCATAGTCGAGCCAACCCCTTTCAGAGATACAGAATTCTCCGCCTTCAAGATCGGTTACCTCTAAATAACACGCGATGGTAATTGGAGACATGAGTTCTTCTGGTTTTAGTTTTTCCCCAGCATTAATTCTATCTCGAAGTTTCTCATTAAAATCCACGTGAGGCCATAAATCTCCAGAACCTTCTTGAGATTGATACCAATATTCGATGTGGGTTTTATTGCAGTTAAACTGTTCTCTGTCGAGAAACTCGAGTACGGCTTCATCTGTTTTATTCGTAGGGGCATTACGATCAAAGTAATACATTTGCGAAGGTCTATTTAAACCCTCGAGCATTTTTAAGCGAAGATCTTCATCGAGAGTAGATCTATGAATAATCCTCGAGTTCCCATGGTACATTTTCAAATCTTTCAAAAATATATTTAACGGCTGTTTTATTCTTCTGAGATTTGCCAAAAGTTTTTAAGAAGACGCTTGACATTTTCTTATAAGAAGAAGCGTTGATTCTAGTTTCGCATTTTGCCGGATGATGAGAAATTTGCAACTCATCGCATATCTTATTGATATTGTCTTGCGTAAAAAAATCTTCATAGAAGAAGTAGAGAGGTTTTGCGAAAACGTTGTCTAGAGCTTCTATCGTTTCTCTGTATTTGCATGACATAAAATTAGTCATCACAAACTGTGAAGCGGGAGATTTAGCTAAAATCTTACCTCCTCCCAGACAATTCCAAGAAGACCACGCTCTTTGGATAGGATCTCTCATAATATAGACCGGCACTACTTCGATATCATACTTTAGTAAGCCGTTCTTTATAAGTCGAAAGACGTTCTCGCTCGAGCCTTCATAGTGTGTGAAGTCGCCTGTTACCTGATTTACATTTGAAACTGCTCGAAAGAAAGACTCTACGTCTTTTCTATATTCGTCTACATCCTCTAAGATAGGAACCAAATCATCTCTCTGAATGATATTCAGTTCTTTTCCCATATCATAGAATTCTGGATGGTTTCGAAAATAATGATATAGCCAAGAGGTGCCAGCTTTCTCAGCACCCACATTTAATAGAAACTTCATAAAGCTGGGGCGGTAATTACTATTCTAAAACCTGCCATTTCAGGATTTTCAAAATCTTCGAGGATTTCATAATTCCCAGATCCTGCCTTGTACTTTAAAAATTTGTATAAATGGGAATCTTTTGGCAGGTTGTATTTTATTTTTGTTATACCGATATCTCTATAAAATTGATTACGATTTTCGACAGTTTCTGCCAAATACAAATAATTACGAGAACCATCTGAGGTGGCTCGAGAAAAAGAATGTCTGCCGTCTAAGGTTCCATCTGAAGTAATATAGGCACTCACTAGTCCCATGTCAATTCCTGTATCTAAATCAACGTGCTTAAATAAAATATGCGCATCATGCGGCGTACGTGGATTTAATCCGGGCCATTCATTATCAAGTGCACTTTGAATTATATCTCTGACGCGATTTTTTATTTCTGTTCCTTGAAGACTATTATTTGTTGGCCAGTTCTTTTCGATAGAATCTAAACTGCCATCATAGATGCCGTCAAAATCGACTTCATCTAGACTATGAATTATTACATGATTGATATTCATCTCTTAACAACTCTCTTTGTGGCTATAAAATCTGCTACAGTATTTAGCCATCCTTCTCCGCTCGTATCGTAAGGATGATCATGATGCCACTTATGCCAATGTTCTCCTCCACTCATGATCCCATACCAAAATCCCATGTTCTTCGGCCCATTCTCATCGTGATTAAACGTAGAGAATGCCGCCGACCAAATAGAAAATGTGAAAGGTATGAAGTACAAGAAGAAGTATGCTTGAACTGAAACAAGTAATAGAAGGAATGGAAGTGTTAGCATTAGCCAGAAGTGTTCGTAGAACAGATTAGTGATCTTATTCTTACGAAGACGAACAACAGTGCGAATGTCTCCATCTTTAATTCCGCTCTCGTTCCACAATAAAGGAAACAACGTTCTCCATCCGATAATTGTATGAGGATGAGGATCCTTATGAGAGTCTACATATTTGTGGTGATTATTATGTGTAGCGCAAAACTCGACAGGCGAAGTAAAGGATCCATAAAAACCGAGAGCAGTGCCTATGAATTCCATAATAGGATTCATGGTATGAGTGCGATGACTATGAATCCGATGATACGTGATGACCCCGCCAACAGTTCTCATTAAGAAGAACATGGCAACTGCGGCAATCAGCCACGGAAGAGTGGCATAAGTGTATATTGCCCACGCTGCAATAATCGGGCATGTAAGCTGCACGAATGTAAGAACATATCTTCTATCAAATGTGTGTCCCATGATACCCGTCTATTTGTTTTATGATGGCTTCTTTTCCTGGATATGCATCCAAGAGAGGAGTTCTGGTCCCTGATACTTCGAAGTATTCTTCGTACCAAACTATTTCTCTAGGATATTTATCTAAGTAAGCTCTTATCGCCAAATAATCATTATGCATTAAGTCGACTTGATGTTTAATAGCATTAGGTTTTAATTCAGGATACATTTTTAATAAAAAGTTTGCAAAGCTTAGGTATGCATCTCTCATATTCTTTCGTAGCACTACGAACGACGCCTGATTAATCTTAAGATATGAATGTTGATTGATAAGAATGATATTATCTTTATTATAACTTAGAAGATCGGCAAATCTTTCCGGAGTAAAGTTCTCTTGATGGCGAGTTTCGTGCGCATCTGCTTTACGTGTATTCCCAATATGAATAGGATGTAACTCTCCAACAAACGTCATACCTATTTTTTCTTGAAGATCAAGACAAAACTTCGTGGCTCCGCAACGTGGGAGAGAACATACTATCATTCTTCGTCTTCACTCATGAAAAGAGTTTTAGGCAACTTCACCTTCTTCTTTGGTTTCTTTGATGCTGCAAGAATATCAACTCCTCCGATAGCATCAAGACTATAAGTCTTCGCGCGTTCTTCAATTTCTAAGTTAATGAAGTCTACACCGAATTCTTTATGGAATTCTAAAAGAAGATCTTCTCTGCAAGTTTCGAGATACTGCTTCCATCTCCATATACCAATTTCAGCGAGAATTTCTCTTCTTCGAGATGCTTTAGGATTTTCTGGCGGAGTTTTCGTATGCCAATTTCGAGTGTCCTCGAGATGATATGACACCATCTTACTATGATGGAACATCTTATATCCAGCCGCGTATGACATCATCGTCATCATTATTTCTTCTCCCTTGAAGAAGATCTTTGGATCTAAACCAACTTCATCGAGCCAATCGGTATGCGTGAAGAAATTTCCAGCCATAATATGGAATGCAGGTCTCGGCATATCAGTCGACGGAATATTATCTCCGTGAACATCTGGAATAAAATTATGCGGATCAATAGTGTAGTACTTTACTTGGCAAGCATCATTGACTTCATGATGAGGGCATGTTTTAATTTCCCCATCTTTTTCTTCGATCGTAAAGGATTTACACGAACCAGTAATGATTACTTTGTTCGTGCCAGCCATATCCATCGCTCTCTTATAATCTTCGACGAGAGAGCGATCCCAATGCATATCATGTAACATGTGAGAGTCGACTTGATAGATAAAGTCATACTCGTTTGTTACATTTAGCAAGTTAAGATATCTTGCCCAAACACACCCATCAGAATATTCTGGATCGATTCTTTTATAGATGACATCATCTCTACTTACAAGCACCGGCTCAGTGCAAGCCAAAGAATCCTCGAAGCGAGTCTGCTCGAAGATCGAATAGACTACGTTGTTTCTATTTGATTTGGTTTGCATCATACTCTTGATAGTATGAGGAAGTAAAGGATCTTGGTACGAGCATACTGAAACAAAAATGTTCATTGTTTATTCTCTTCTTTTTGCATATTAAATTTCTTTTTCACTCCCATAAACTTTCGATAGTATTGCTTATCGTCACCAGGAATGAGATTTGTAGTTTTATCTATCATCTCATCAGTAGCAGGACCAACAGAAGCAGTAATATCCTTGTTGAGGAAAGGAATTACATGTATTAAAGGTTCTCCGGCTTTGATATGAACGTTACATTCTCTCTTCGGCATACAGATAAAGTTTGTGACATGAAAGTTTTTATAATCTACCAAACCTGGAGTCACGTATAGATCATCAAGAAAGGTAGAGTGATAGAACGCCGGCATTAGCAGCGCGCTGATATTTTTTTGAGTAAAAATTTTCCAAGGAGATGGGAATAGAATGGCAGCAGGATTAATTCCAACTGGTGTAAAAGCACCATCTACAAACTTTTCGTCCATTGGAACCCCATTATCAAATCCACGATCTCCTCTTGGGCCCTTATCTCCGAGATACCATGAAGTGCCAGCTTTATTTGCCATGATATGAATATCTACCCATGCAGGAATGATATACCCGAATTGAGAATAATCTGCGATTCCTGGACACGCGGGCATAAGATGTTTGCCATACTTTTCTTGCTGAACCTTGCGAGTATTCGTTGGAACATCGACAGCTCGTTCAATAGAAAAGTTATGATAAGATAACTTCTTGGTATCTACGAATTCAATATCTTTCTTCGGTTTTAAAAAAGAAAACAAATCTTTCATTTTCTCGGTGCTCTCAGTTCTTTTGTGTATACGCTTCTGCGTGTGTTTTGCATCTTCGATATGAGATTGATCAGATGTTGTTCTGGTTCTTTCATATCTCTTATCGTAGGCTTCGATGGAACCGCATCACGCTTAATTGGAATTGCTACTACCAATGGAGTTCCAGCAGGTAGCAGCACGTCAGCATTTGGAGTATGCCAGATTGCAGGGAAATTGACTTCCTTTGGATATGTATCAGTATCGACCAATCCAGACAAACAAGTAAAATGACTTTCAAAGTTGTTAATCGGTGCTACAAAAAGAGTGGACCAACCTGGAGCAGTCTTTACAATCCATGGATTAACAAACTTCAAAGGAGGAGCAGGAAATCCTGGCGCATTTCTTTCTCCCAATTGTCGAATGTCATGAAACTCGCATACGTTGATTTGTGGAGAAGACGTGACTTCAATCGTACTGCAGTCATGATTTGATCTAACTGTCAAGTCGCCGATAAGAGGAATAACATAACCCAATGACATAGCATCGATCATTGGCATACATTTTTTTGCAGTGAAACTATGTGATCCAGTCCAGTCACGATCATCTCGCCCATCTGTAATGAGCGGAGGAATTCTCTTATACCACTCGGGTATATGTTTAGCTGCAGGTTTTGGGTGCGGTAAACTGGCTACGTCATCTCGATGACAATAAAACTCAATAATAGGTTTTTTCTTAAAAGGATTCCAACTCAACATTCTCTTTCACCCATTACCCATGCTACAAGACTTTTACGTATTCCTGACGTGATTGGCTTCACTCGATGTGGCATCCATGAAGCGAAGAATACGATATCACCTTTATTTGGTTTAAACGAGACTTTGTCTTCGAAGTTCCCATTATTTACAATCTCTAGCTCTCCTCCTTCATACTCGTTAGGATCTGAGAGAAGAAGAGATGCCGATATCTTTCTTATATATTTCTGCCAGCCAAACTCGACATCCCAGTGCCAAGTGTAGTGTTGATTTGGCCCGTATTTTGTATATTGAAAAGCTTCGACGCCTTCGATGTCATACATAAAGTGATCATAGTTGACTGCCGATACAATTCCAGACATTCTATTAAAGAGCCAATCGCTGTGATGATCATGATGGATCCATGAGATATCAGAATCACGCGTATGTGCAGGGGCTTCGACATTTTGCTCGAGCCCAACTTTACCTTTTTCAAATTCTTGGAGCTTTTCTAGGTCGATAATCATATCGACTTCTTCAGGAGTAAATCCTCCTGACCACACAGCAAAACAGTTCAATTGCTTCCCGTATTTAGGGATATTATATGGCATAGTAAATCCTTCTTCAATTCACCTATTCAATTGTTATTTCAACATAACCTCCAGGAGCTACAGTTACCGAATGTGATTGGCCATCTGGATAAGAATAGTAGCTTGCCTTCTGACTATTTATCACTGGTGCAGGTGTTCCTCCGGAATTTGATCCTGGGAAAGTAATACCAAGAGTAGATGATGAATTTCCTGGAACAGCTGGCGTAGGAGTATTGTAATTCTGAGGGCCGTTAGTCGCAGGGTTAAAGTTTTGCGGACCGTTAGTCGCAGGGTTGTAGTTAGCAGGTCCATTGGTTGGAGCATTGTAGTTTGCTGGACCGTTGGTTGGAGCGTTGTAGTTAGCAGGTCCATTAGCCACGTTGAAGTTTTGTGGACCGTTAGCTACGTTAAAGTTCTGAGGACCATTGGTTGGAGTATTAAAGTTCTGAGGACCATTGGTAGCCGGATTAAAGTTTTGTGGGCCGTTAGTTGCAGGATTGAAATTCTGAGGGCCGTTAGTCGCAGGATTGAAGTTCTGAGGACCATTGGTAGCCGGATTAAAGTTCTGAGGACCATTCGTGGCTGGATTATAGTTCGCAGGCCCATTGGCAACGTTAAAGTTCTGAGGACCATTGGTAGGTGCATTATAATTCGCGGGACCATTGGCAACATTAAAGTTTTGTGGGCCGCCGGTTGGAGCATTATAGTTTGCAGGACCATTCGCTACGTTATAGTTTTGCGGGCCATTCGTAGGTGCGTTGTAGTTAGCAGGACCATTCGTAGGAGCATTATAGTTAGCGGGACCACCAGTTGGCGCATTATAGTTAGCAGGACCATTCGTAGGTGCGTTGTAGTTTGCTGGTCCATTGGTAGGAGAGTTATAGTTAGCAGGTCCATTTGAAGGCGCATTGTAGTTAGCAGGGCCATTGCCTGGAGCATTGTAGTTTGCTGGTCCGTTTGAAGGAGAGTTATAGTTTGCCGGTCCGTTTGAAGGAGAGTTGTAGTTAGCAGGACCTGGAGATGGAGGACCAGGAGCATTATAAAAAGCCGGTGTATATCCATATTTTGGACTGACAAATGCATTGCTAGCTTTATTGCCCGGTGTGCCTGGAACTACGTTATATCCAGCCACGTTTCCTGGATTTACGTTGTAACCTGAAACGTTTCCTGAATTTACGTTGTAACCTGAAACGTTACCGGGAACTTTGTTGTAGCTAGAAACGTTTCCTGGAATTACGTTGTAACCTGAAACGTTACCGGGAACTTTGTTGTAGTTGGCTACCGGACCAGGATTGATATTGTAGTTGGCAACCGGACCAGGATTGATATTGTAATTTGCGACGTTGCCAGGAATTATGTTATAACCGGAAATGTTGCCAGGAACTTTATTATAAGTGCCAGTTCCAGGATAGATGATGTTATAGGTCGCTACAGGGCCCGGAATAATATTGTATGTGCCAGTACCTGGATAGATGATGTTATAGCCGGCTATATTACCAGGAACTTTATTATAAGTGCCAGTTCCTGGATAAATGATGTTATAAGTGGAGATATTTCCTAGTATGATATTATAGGTTCCAGTAGCATTGCCTGGCACGATGTTATAGTTTCCAGTAGCATTGCCTGGCACGATGTTATAGTTTCCAGTAGCATTGCCCGGCACGATGTTATAAGTTCCAGTAGCATTACCGGGAACGATATTATATGTGCCGGTTCCCGGTCCTGGAACAATATTATATGTGCCAGTTCCTGGATAGATGATGTTATATGTTCCAGTTCCTGGGAATATGATGTTGTAGTTGGCTACAGGACCAGGAATGATATTATAGTTGGCTACCGGTCCAGGAATGATGTTGTAACTGGCAATATTTCCAGGAATTACGTTATATGTGCCGGTTGCATTACCTGGAACAATATTGTATGTGCCGGTTCCAGGGCCAGGAATCAGAGCTGTGCCCGTTCCTCCACGACCAGAAACAAGAACGCTGTTTCTGCCGTAAGGAATAGAGATGCTGCCAGGACTGTTGAACTTAGTTGTTCCAGTTCCGGCACCACGCCACGTTTTCTCTAATGTAAACTTCGAACCACCACCAATACTCATTATGCGGCGCCCTTCACCGTCAGAGAAACAATCCAAGAAGTACCGCCATCATAAGTCATCAATGACCAAATGTCAATAGCATTCGCTGTTGTAGTTGCAGGAGGAGCAACTCCACCTGGATATTTACTTCCTGTCGGCCAAGTGATCGTGCGGCCGCCAGTAGCATCTTGTTTTGCTACGATCGTGCCTGCCCACATTCTTGTGCTTGGTGGAACACCCGTTGGAGAGATCGTTGTATTTCCAGTAAGTGTAAGATCCCAGAAGTTAGAAGCAACACAGTTAAGAGAGTATGTTCCTGTGACAGCTGCATTTGAAACTTCAGCTTCGGTATAACCTGTCAGAACGGGATTCGTGATGTTATTGTTTGCCATCACAAGATTTGCTGACAGAGTAGTTAGTCCGCCAGTAACACTAAACGCTCCGTTCCATGTAAGAGCACCGGTTCCAGCTCTGCCAAGTTTTACGCTGTTATCAGCATTACCGAAGATAATGTATCCGTTATTGGCACTTTGTTGTCCCATAATGCGAACAGAGTCAGCGATATTAACATCACCGAACCATGCATCATCTCCGATGCCAATATTTGTTCCACCGCCATTATTGGCAGTAGTTACTCTATCGAAGCTTCCGACACTCGTAACACTAATGTTTCCAGTAATCGTAGTGTTACCAGCGGCAAGCGTTGTGATACCGCTTACTGCTTGAGCAGCACTCGTAGACTGAATCGCAGTCGTTCCAATATACAGAGAAGGCAGACGAGCAAACGCTACCGTACCAGAAGTTAGATTCGTAGCATTCGCTGCGATCGCAATAGCATTCGTATAGGCTGCAGAAGCGTTGGCTACCATTGCAGTATTAGCAGTACCGATCTTTGTGTCTGTATAAGATACTGAGTTAGTATAAGCAGTCGCAGCATTTCCTGTGATCTGTCCTTGAACAGTAGCAAGAGACAACCCGCCAAAGTTTGTTGAGTTGTTAGCAGTTTGACTGAATGCAGTAGAATTGATAGTAGAGAATACTGTAGAGTTTCCGGCCTTTAACAGGTTAACTTGCAAGTTAGCATACGAGAACGATGCATCAGCTACGTTAATAGTATTATTATTTGCAACAGCAGTTTCATCTCCATATGTCGACATGAGGATGAATTCTTTTGTATCTGGACTACGAACAAGACCGGCGTGGTTTGTTGTATTACCTGATCCGCTGTAGTGGCCTGTGAATCCGATCCAAAGCAAGTCTGATGGGTTGTTCACTGCCAATTTAATCAGAGGATCTGCAACAGAAAGAGTTTGTACATTGGTAGAAATCAGGTTACCGGTAATTGTAAGGCTGCCGCCAACTGAAACAGAACCATTAAATGTACCGTTTGCAAAGGTTGGAGAATCGGTTGTTCTCAGATTTTGATCCATACGATATGGAAGACGGGCTTCAGCAAGAGTACCGTTGTTTGCATTCGAAGCATTCGCTGCAAAGACTGTCGCATTTGTGTAAGCGGCGCCAGCGTTGGCTATCATTGCAGTATTAGCAGTACCGATCTTTGTGTCTGTGTAAGATACTGAGTTAGTGTATGCAGCTGCAGCATTTGCAACCATCGCCGTATTTGCAGTGCCAATCTTCGTATCCGTATAAGATACAGCATTCGTGTATGCTGCGCCGGCTGCCGTTAATGCAGTTTGAGCATTTGTATTTGCAGTGATAGCTGCATCGTATGCAGTCTTGACATTGTTTGCAACAGGTACTAGCGTGACTGAAGTGTTGCTAATCGAGTCGACAGAAGGAAGACGAGCAAATGCTACCGTACCAGAAGATAGGTTAGTTGCATTCGCAGCGATAGCAATGGCGTTTGTATAAGCTGCGCTCGCATTTGCAACCATTGCAGTATTTGCTGTACCAATCTTCGTATCAGTGTAGCTAACTGCGTTGGTATAAGCAGTCGCGGCATTCGCAGTCATTGCAGTGTTAGCAGTACCGATTTTTGTATCAGTATATGATACCGCATTGGTGTATGCCGAACCTGCAGCATTGGCTGCGGCTTGAGCATTTGTATTTGCAGTGATAGCAGCATCGTAGGCAGTTTTTACTGAAGCAGCAGAAGCGGCAGCAGTCGTAGAAGTATTCGATACAGAGTCGACAAGAACTACTGCTCCGGCAACAGTTGAGTTACCAGATGGAAGACGAGCAGAGTTAACTGTACCAGATGTCAGATTAGTTGCATTGGCAGCGATAGCGATGGCATTTGTATAAGCAGTAGCTGCGTTAGCTGCCATGGCAGTATTCGCTGTAGCAATTTTCGTATCAGTATATGATACCGCATTGGCATAAGCCGTAGCTGCAGCTCCAGATACGTTAGCAGCCAAGATAGCTCCATCTGTATATGAAACTGCATTTGTGTATGCGGCCGCCGCTTTAACGTTCGCAGCTTGAGCATTTGTGTTAGCAACGATGGCAGCATCATAAGCAGTTTTTACTGAGGCAGCAGAAGCGGCTGCAGTTGTTGAAGTGTTCGCTATCGAATCAACAAGAATCAATGCGCCTACAGTTGTCGAGTTACCAGATGGAAGTCTTGCTGCGTTGACAGTACCAGATGTCAGATTAGTTGCATTCGCTGCGATAGCAATGGCATTCGAGTATGCATTTGCAGCTTTATTATCAGTATACGTTACAGCATTCGAATATGCATTCGCAGAAAGATTGGTCGCATTCGTGTTTGCAGTAATGGCTGCGTCATATGCAGTTTTTACAGAAGCTGCTGAAGCTGCGGCTGTTGCCGAAGTATTTGATACTGAATCGACAAGAAGTGTTGCACCTGCTACGGTAGCATTTGCTGATGGGAGGCGAGCAGAGTTGACTGTACCTGAAGTCAGATTCGTGGCATTCGATGCATACGTTTGTGTATATGTACGAAGATCAGAAGCAGAGTTGCCACCAACTGTCGCAGCATTCACAGAAGTAAGAGATGCACCGTTACCAGAAAAGGCAGTCGAGTTGATGAAGCTAGATACTGAAGTATTTCCGATCGCAATCACTGAGGTATTGACTGTGACGCCTCGAACATAGATCGAGCTATTCGTCGTATCTAAACCTACAACTGCAAACATTCCAGTACGAGAAATTTCACCATAGTCTGCATAGATTACGTTGGCAACAGTATAATTTTTTGAAGTAATCAGTTTATCATGAGATACTGCAGCATAATACGTATTGGTAGATTCTGTCAGGCTATCTGTAAATGAAAGTACAGTTCCTGTAAGAGTGGCAACATCATTCGCCTGAGAAACAGTTAAGTTACTCGTCGAAATGTTAACAGTATTTGTAACATTTAGAGCAAGAGATACGTTCACTGTCGCAGGAAGACGATTGAGAGAAAGCGTGCCAGTTGTCAGATTACTTGCATTCGCCGCAAAAGCAACAGCGTTGTTATATGCATTCGTTGATGATCCGGTCGCGACAGCTACGGCATTACCATAAGCATCAGCAGCTTTACCATCGGCATAGTTGACTGCATTCGCATATGCGTTGTCAGCTGATTGGCTAAGTGAAGTTGAGTTGATCGCAGTAGCACCGATGACGAGCTGACCGCTCGAAATTACAACGTTGCCTGCCGATACTGTTACGCCATTCGATACGGTTAACCCGTTCTTGACGCGAAAATTAACTGGTGTAGTCATCTGGTTCCCTATCCCTCAGATTTTATTCTATTTATACGTCAAGAGTAATTCTCTTCGTCTTTACTACGCTCGAAGAGTTTGTAGGAGCAACCAGCAGATTTACGTTACTGGAATTAATATTAGCACTAACATTACCAAGTGATGTGTTTGAATATACTGTACCGTACTCGGTTACATAGACTTGAGAACCATCATGAAGAAGCAAAGCTTCAGTGATATGATAGTCTGATCCAG